CGCTGATTCATGCACCAGTTTTTGCGGTACGCGTGATTTCATCTTCCGAGTTGAAATAGACGCAGACACGTATTCTACGTTCCTTTCTGATTTTGCGGATGCTGTTGAGAAGGGCACCGAAGACGAAGCTATCGCCACTATTGTAGGTTTGGATGTTCCTAAGCCTACACCACATGAGATCGACGGTCGTATGAACGTAGTACAAGCGCCGATGTCGCAAGGCAATAGCTTGTACATCACTGGTCGATCTGACTGTTGGGTGGCGGACAAACGAGGTTCTGGTCCGAAGATCGGCATTCGGTTCGCAGAAGGTGGTTACTCTAAGGCGGTCACTTGGGTAGACGATGCGAACCACAAGTTTGGTATCGCAGGCGATCAGACGTCTGACTTTCACGAGATGTGCGAGCACATACTGATCGAAGGTTCGACTGACCTAGATAACGAATACACGATCAAAGAGGTTACGTACAACTCAACGGATTCCAGAACAGAGATCGAAGTCTACTGGATGGACGGACAGGACCTTCCTGGATCTACTGCTGATGGTAATCTTCGTTGGGGTCGTATCAAACAGTCTGCTGTAATGTTGATCGATAGCGTTGAGTTGTCCGATGGACAGCTTACGTGGGAGCCGGATGAGTGGGATGGTGAAGATGAATTCACGTTTTCGATCCACATTGCTGCAACTGCTGTGACTCCTAACGGGTCTAACGAAGGCAATTGCAACCTGGACACACAGACCGGACTCATCACTCCAGCAGCGAATGACGGATCTTTCGACGTAGACCTATCTTCTGCGGTCGCTTTGCCTGGAAGTGCGTTGACGAGTTACGGGATCCCTGGTGGTTACTGGGATTATGCTGGTCAGGATATGTGGAGCAATGATCCTTTGGTTCCTGCAATCAATGGTCCGACTACCGGAGGCATACATCTGATTGCAGGAGCAGTAGACTCTCCTCGATTCATGAAGTCGATTCCGATGAGTCATCCTATGGGTGTGTTCGATATCGACGTACCGAAAACTGAGTACATCTACAAAGCTTACATATTGGAGCTTACGATCAAACGTGTGTCGGCCGGTGCAGCTAAGGCGTTTGGCTGGCTTCAGTTCTATCGGAGGGATACGACTTAATGATTCGTGTTGCGCTATCAGTGAGCGGTGGGGGCAGCAAAGGTGCCTTCGCGGTGGGTGCTGTTGAGGTGTTGAAAGACCACTTCGATATCGCCGCCATAGCCGGGACTAGCACTGGCGCCTTGATCGCTCCAATGGTTTCCATAAGTGACTATGGACGTCTCGCAGAGATCTATACCATGGTTACCAACAAGGACATCCTCCGTCTCAACTGGCGTCGGCTCTTCTGGGACTGCATGTACGACACCAAGCCGCTGGAGAAGTTGGTCCGCCAGACCCTCGACGAAGACAACCGCTACGAGCGGATCATGGATAGCGACAAGGAGATCATTCTCTGCTCGGTCTCCTTCCAGACGAAGCGTATTAACTACTACAGCCAGCATGGAAAAACACCTGGGACGATTGCATGGAAAGATAAGGACGAGATGGTGCAGTGTATTCTTGCTTCCACCAACCAGCCTGTCTATATGCCTCTGGTGGAGATACGCGGTGAACAGCATGCGGATGGCGGGGTCAGGGAAGTGGCTCCGATCAGTATCTTGGAGAGCACGGGAATCCGTCGGGTCATTGCAATCATCAACCACCCAGAAGAAGTGGAACCTGTGACCAGCGAGTATGGGTTCCTTTTGAAAACCGGTATTCGGGCGCTGGACTTGATGTCGTCAGAGATTTCACACGGCGACGTAAAGCAGACGCTCGATTACCATGATTTGCTGTGGTACGTCGAGGACGTGAAGGAACGCGCTGCCCAACACCTTACGGTTCAGCAGCTCAAAGAAGTCTTTGGGCCGGATGAGCCGGAAGGTGAAGCACTGGACATCACCGTAATCCGTCCCGAGAAATCTCTCCCCTCCGATGGGTTGGATTTCGATCCGGTTGTCATGCAGAAGATGCGGCACCTTGGGCAGGAGGCGGCCCGCAAGGCAATGATTAGTGGTTCAAAAAGGAAGTGATGCTTGTGTTTGGCGATGGCGATATGGAGCACTACAACCCAACGTGCCAAACAATGTGGGAAGAGGTACTGGATCTTCTCAAGCGCCAGGAAGAGACCCAGCAGGCTTTGTTAGATCAGCAAGAAAGTATTCTTAGAAGGTTGAACGGCATAGAAGCGAATCATGCATTGCTGCAAAACGAAACGATCAAAAACAACAATCAACTATCTGAGTGGCATGCTCGTTGTGTGAAGCGGTGCGATGCGATTGACCGTCTGATGACAGCCAAGCTGAGACGATCTGAGGAATTTTGACGTGGAGACGGTACTTGGACCCATACTGGCGGTGTTGTTGAAGATGGGGGCTCCGTGGGTCATCACGGCGGTCTTTTGTGTTCTGTTTGTGACAGAGCGCAAGAAAAACAACGAGGTGTCTGAGAAGCTTTTTCAGCTTGGGATGGCGCAAGTCAAAACAGACACGGAATTTCATCAGACTCTTGATCAGGTGAAAAAGGACACCGAGGAAATTCGGCGGTACCAGAAGGTAGGTCTACAGTGACCAGAGATCCTATGGATGAAACAAGCTCGTTTTCGATTGGAGCGATCTTGGTTAAGATGAAGGCCACAACAAGTGAGGATATTCGGAGCTGCTTGAAGGCGCAACAAGAGGACCCGGAATCTGCACCTCCGTTGGGTGAGTTGCTTGTGCAGCATGGATTGGTTTCTGCTGATCAATTAGACTTGGCGTTGGCAACACAGGATGGGTTACGATCCAAAAAGAAAATGATTCGGGCTATGGCGATGGCCGCGCTAGCTGAGATCAGTCATGAAAAGGTCGTCAAATTGGCGGAAGCAATACGGAAAGAATCTCGGGAGAATGTTCGGAGAACGACGAGTGGGGGTTACCCAGTAGTGAAACCGGATAAGTAGAAATGTTTGCATCGTCTGTTATCACTCAAGGTGAAAAAGAACCGGTTGCTGTTTTGGTTGTGGATGAGTACGGGAATACCTTGACCGGGAAGACGGATATCAAGATCTTTGTGCGAAGGACGAGCGACAATTTCTACTACGATTGGACTGACGATACTTTCAAGGTGGGCGCGTCAGTGGCTCAGTTGCATCAACCATTGATTGAAGTGTCTGCTGCGTTCAGCCCAGGACAATATATCCTGAGCACTGTAGGGCATGTGGACGGGTTCGACACAGCGACGATTGTCAACCCAAATAGTGATGATCGTTATGTTATTACGGCGATCCAGGATGGTGGAGCTGATGCGAACAACGTTCCATTGATCAACGAGCTAAGGGTAGTAGAGCAACTTGTGGTAGAAGATCGCTACCCCGTTATTTTCTAGGAGTGACCTATGGCGTGCATCCAAGTCCTTCAAGGCACTGCAACATGGTTGCCCTTCATCGCAGCCGATGTGGGGACTGGGTCACCTCGAACGGGGATCACGTCAACTCAGATCGACGTGTCCTACAAAAAGAGCACGCAGTCGACGTTCAATTTGAAGGTGATCACACCAAGTGATTTTCGTGAAAACGGAAGTGGCGTCTACGAACTTTTGTTTTCAACAAGTGAACTGGACACACTGGGGTCGTTTCTGTACGTGGCCAACGGTAACGGATCGTTGCCTTTGCCCAACATTCGCCAGTTTGTGGGTCAAGCATTCATTCTGTCTTCGTCTACGTTCACACCAGGGACGATTTCCCTCAGCACGAACATTCTGACGGGCAACATCATTGATCTGAATGGTGTAGCAATGCCCAACGTAGCCGTGAGTGCGCGAGTTCTTGCGATGCCTACGCTGCTGGGAACGACTCCTAACAGGGGAGGGATCACCACAGACATCGTGAGCGCGCGCACGGATTCCGCTGGTTTCTTTGCGTTGGAGCTAGTTCAAGAAGCTGTCGTGGACGTAACCATTCCAAGGATCAACTATCGCCGCACATTGACGGTGCCAACAAACTCAACGGACATTCTGTTTGATCTGGCTTAGGGGGTAGAGATGGCTGCACCGACAACTCTATCGCTGGTGCTGGATCTCGAAGAGTACAGCAAGTTCGAGAACAGTCGCGATACGATAACGGTTTCTTGGACAGCCTCTGGCGGCGGCGATATGTCTGGTGAACAAGTTCTTGTCCAGCTTGTCAAAGCTCGTCGATCTCGGGATGTTGTGGTTTACGCGACCACAGAGACAATTGGAGCAACTTCGGACCCAGTGACTCAGGAGACGACTATCCACCTTCCTGACTTGGTGGATAGCGACCAACTTAGCCTGATTCGGAGAGGGTACTACTTGGTTCGTGTGTCGTCGGTGACGACTCCTGCTGTCACTGCTGATTCGGCAGACGTACCGATCAGTATCGTGACGGCTCAAGAGTTACGCTATGGCTATTTGTTTGGTTTAGAGCTGTACGCGAATGACGTGCGTTCGGTGAAGGTTCAGCCTCAGAACATCACAGGGGTTGAAATTGAATCAGTCAGCTCGAACCATCCGATGGCTTTCTCTGGGTTGAACTACATCTACAGTGCGGGTCCTCCAGTCATTAGGCAGATCACATGGGGTGGTGGTCCTGGTGTAATCATCACGCAGCCAGGTCGGTACGTGTTGAGATTTGATTGCTCGGGCAGTGACTACATTGTGATCCGTGTACGCAGCCTGTCGGCACTTCCAACAACCAACCAAGTTGACGAGCTTCTGGTCGAGAAGGACCAGATATCTGACGACATGCTTCGTCGTTGGATAGACCAGTCATGTGACTGGTGGGAAAACGACAAGATCAGTGTGTTCCTCGAACCAACACAGGTGACCACAGACCCTGTACTAACAGGTGGGTCACTGGTGGATTATGATTTCATCGTGCCTCCGATCACATTCTACCCAGTGATTCCGGCACGGTGGATTGATATCCTGTTCCCATATCCAGGGCTTCTTCGGGTGGATGAGTTGTTTGGGAACATAGCCAACACACGCATCCTAGACGTGGATTTGTCTTGGTTGGAGATCAGTGAACGTAATGGGTTGGCTCAGCTGGTTCCATTCAATCAGCAAGTGGCCTTTCAGTACATTGGCTTGGTGTGGGTCGAATCGCTGCGTGGGGTGATTGAGCTTCCCAACTTCTGGCACTTCACGGCTATGGCTGGGCTGAGGCAGGTTGATCCAGTTATCCTTGAAATCCTTGCCAAAAAGGCAGCAGTGGACGCACTGGTGGTTGCGGGTCAGGCATTCCGGGGTGGGTTCTCTTCACAGTCCCTCAGCCGGGATGGGGTTAGCGAGTCGGTCAGCTATACGGCGTCTGCGATCTATGGTATTTATAGCGCAACTATCGAAGAATTCTCGAAATTTATCAACCGGGAGATCAAGTATCTCCGAGGCAGGTACAGGGGCCTAAACATGCTGGTGGCGTGATCCCGTAGATCTTTCACGGGTTACGGAACTAGCCTATACTGCACGCGAATGGCGAACACAGGCGAAGATCGGCTGGTTAGTGCTGCACGGGGTCGAGGCATTGGTCTTGGCATCGACTGGAATTTTAGCAACCAGCGTGGGCTGATTAACAACCGTGGAGAGGATGTGATCCATGAAATCGGATTGCGATGCCCATGCAACAACGAAGACACCCATGCCGGTCAATTAGAGCACACGCACACTCCTCGTCGTCGCACCATGCTTGGCTGCTCTCAGTGTCGGGGGGACGGTTACATTTACCGCAACCCCCAAAAAATTGTTGGATTGGTAACCGGAATTCGGGAGGACAAAGCACGAACCGAGTCTGGATGGGCTATGCCTGGGGATGCAGTTTTCTCTACGCATCCAAACTACCAGATTGTGGCAGGAGACTTGATCACCTTCACGTGGTCGCAACCTATTCCTGACGGCCAAGTCATTGTACGGGGCGCAGGAACGACAAGCGACAACACAGCTCGTGAAACACAGCTGGAAGAGGATGAGGATCGACTGAACTACCACGCAGTTAGTTCGATCTGGTGTGAAGATGAGAACGGGAAAGTGTACCGTTCCCAAGGTGACTTCATCCTAAACGGTAGCAAGGTCATCAAGTGGGTGGGTGAATCTCCACACAGGGGCGCAACGTATACGATCAAGTACAACGCGCATATTGAGTGGATAGCTTTTACACCACCCAACATTCGTAGAGACCGGAACCGGGATTTGGGATCTCGTGTAGCGCTGCGCAAGCGGCACGTTGCTCTGGTGAATGACAATCCAACGCTGAGAGTAGGAGATCGCGTACCTTTCTGTTCGCGACTCCAAGGTTGCTGAGAATGGTGCTCTTACATGATCAGGTTCGAGTTTGAGACACCAGCTGATCTAGCTCAGCTGGAGCAGAAGTTGATCAAGGCAGCACGTCGCGGTCTTCGTGATCTTGCTCTAGCTGCGCATGGACAGTGGCAGGATGAAGCGGGCCGAAAACTCCACACCACGCGTGCGCAGTATCAAGCAGCTGTGAAACACAAAAAGGTCGACGCTGACACGTACGAAGTCTTTCTGCATCACCCCACAGAGAAAACCAACTGGCTCGTGACAGCTATTGAAGTAGGCTATCCCTCCTTCAATATCCGCGATGCCCTACTGCGCAGCCCTTCGGCGTTTTCGTATTCGCAGTACGCCAAAGTCAAAGGACCTGGAGCAGCAAAGGTTGGGGCACCGTTTGTCGATGTGCCATTTCGTACAGGTCCAGCTAAGACACAGAGCAAGCCTTCGTACTTTCGTCGCGTGCATCCTGGGTCGTCGAAGTCGAAGTGGATTCATCCTGGCTTTCGTCCTGATGGCGAAGGTGGGCTGGATACACCACTTCGTGAAGCAGTAAAGGATTACATCAAAGAAGAGGCCAAGAACGTGTTTGGTCCTTTTCTGGCAAAGATCTCAGTATGAGCATCGTTCCAGAATATATCCTCCAACAGACTCTCGTGCGCGGGCTACGTGCTGTGCGTGAGGATGGGCGTATTATCGATGCGCTGTTCAGGAATCTTCGCCAAGATGATCTTCAGTCTCTCCGTGTATTTTTCAGAGAGCAAACTATCGACATCGCAATCAACTATCCAGATGCTGATTTGAAGCTTCCAGCTATTGTGATCCTGCTGAAAGCTGAAAATGAATCGACAGCGTTTCTGGGTAACATGATGCAGGCACCGTCGCTCGTGCAGCGCACGGGGTTGCCTTTCAACAAAGACGAGCTAGCTGGGGACAGAACCCAAGTAGGTGCGGGCACAACCAGCCACGTACATGACCCCAATCTCAGAGTGCTAATGACAGCGGTCACGGCCGCGTCTGGAGGCACTAGCTCAGTTAGTGTACCTGCAAGCGCATTGCCATTGCTATTTGACCCATTTGAGGAGACAGCAATCCTTCGGATCCTTGAAGGCACTGGTGCGGGGCAGTCAGATCGTCAAGTGGTGTCTGTAACTCCGTCAGCAGTCGGAGGCGACACTGTCATCGAGGTTACTCCAGCTTGGGACACGCAGCCGGACAATACGTCAGTGGTTCGTATCCACACTGACCAAGAAAACGAAGGATACACTGGGGAGCCTGCACGAATTTTCAGTTCTACGGATGTGGTTGAGCGAGTAGGAGCGCACTACAACGTGCAGTACCAGCTCCTTATCCTAGCTCCCAATCCGGAATTAACGGTGTTTCTGTACAACGTGGTCAAGGCGATCATGTTCATCAACACCGACTTTCTCGTCAAACAGGGCTTTTTGAATCTGCAGATCTCAGGGTCTGATTTTCTTCCTAGATCAGAATTCCTTCCTGATCTAGCTTACCAGAGAGCCATGACATTGAACTTCGATTATTCATTTGATCTTTATCAGCTGGCCTCTGAAAATGTGCTTCTCGATAAATTGCGTGTGTCTCTCACAGTGCACAACCCAGACGTCAGTAACGTTTCTCAAGTTGAGCGCATTGCGCTTGAGACTGAAATAGATCTTCCCTGATCAGGAGGACCACGATGGTAAAAGAAAACCGGAAGAAGGACGAGGCTAGGACTGGTCCGGGTTCAGAGAAGACCAGTGCTCGGCCTGCGCCCGTCGAAGAAAAGGCGGCCTCTGCGCCAAAACCACAACCGAAGCCGGAACCCGAGTCGGCACCAGAACCGTTGGTCTCGTTCGACCGCTGGTTTGCCTCCAAGGCGTACAAGCCGCATTGGAAAGCAGGCATGGCAGCGTATACGGACACCAAAACTCGCCGCAGTGTCTCGGACTGGGACCGGGTCTTCAAGGGCTACTAGGAGGAGCTAAATGGCACGCTCGGTAACGTTCAATGGAATGACCCAGTTCCGTCCCGGTGGCCTTACACGGGTCAACGCGAATGCGTTGAACCAAATTGGTATTTCCACCAACGGCTTGATCGGTCTCGTAGGAGAGGCCGATGGCGGTACGCCACAGGAAGTCGTCTTTGTTGACGATCCTGCACTGGCAAAAGAGACCTATCGAAGTGGTCCGCTAGCTGATGCATTGCGGATAGCGTTCGATCCGTCGAACGATCCAAGAGTTCCGGGCGGTGCCTTTCGATGTCTCTGCGTCAAAGTCAATCAGGGCACGCAAGCCACCCTCACTCTGCTGAGCAAGTCGAAGGCAGACGACACGGTGGCAGCCCTCAGCACTGCCACGGTCATCAACCTGACCACGGCTGGGCTGACGGTGGACGCGCTAATCGGCGGGTCTCTTCGTATCAACGGGGAGACGAGGGAGATCACCGACAACGACGCTGGCAGCGTCACCGTCGGTACGGCGTTCTCTTCGGTCCCGGCGACCGGAACGACCGTCGAGTTTCTCGTTCCGGTGATCACCATCACCTCGCGTGACTACGGCGCCCACACCAACCAGGTCCAGTTCGAGTACGAACCGGCCGTGGGGGATGGGCAGGCGTGGACCACGACTTTCGACGGCACGTCTCAGGTTGGCGAGGAGGTCGGCGGTACCGCAGCGCTCATCGTCGAGTACGTGGGCGAGCGGACGCAGATCGTCCAGGCGGCAGGGACCACGGATGGTGCGGGTTCGGCAACCCAGCTGGCGGACAGCGCTGGTGGGTTCGGTACCTTCACCAACTTCTTTGTCGAGGCCGACACGGCGGGAGCCCTCGGCGAAACCAACCTCCGTAAGATCTCGGTCAACGCGGCGACCACCATCGACGTCACCAACGACTTCCGGAACGGTGGATCTTCGACTGCTCCGGGTACCGGTACGGGCTACAGTGTCCGCACTGGGATGATCCGGACGGGCGCAGCCTCGGCGGGGGCGGCTGGAACGTTGACGTTGGAATCCACGTTGGACGTGGCGACCAACGAGCTACAGAACATGATCGTCGAGATGAAGACTGGCGATGCTGCTGGACAGCGTCGTCGCATCACGGCGAACACGGACGGCACCAGCTCGGTGCTGTCGGTGTCCCCCAACTGGGAGAGCGGGTCTCTTCCGGCTGCGACCGATACCTACGAGATTCAGTACAACACTGAGGCGACGGCCAGCTTTGCTGGTTCCGCTGGAGTGGCGTCCGGGTTCTCGACCAGTATCGCTCGCAACGGTGGGTCGGCAGCGACGGACCTGTCCATCTCCTTCACCGGGGTCAGCGCGGTCACGACGCTGAACGAGTTGATCGATACGATCAACGCGAACAGCAACTACGTGGCAACGCTTCCGGGTGGAGTGAACGGGCAGACCACGCTGACCACTTCGTTCGACTTCGACCTTGGCCACCAGAGCGTGGAGATTGGGTTGGACCAGAATGCGGTGGGCACGCCTCCGAACCCGGATGCGGATGCTGTCTCGACCTGGGCGAACCACTTCAGGCGTGACCTGGCGTTGGTCATCGATCAGATCAACGACACCAACGAGTTCGTCACGGCGGATCGAGCCACCTCGGGTGGACTCGGCGCTGGCGGCGGGCGGCCGGAGTTCACGGGCGGTTCCATCGGGACTGCTGGGGATACCTTCCAGTACCTCTCGGGAGGTACTCGCGGCGTGAGCACCAATCTCAACTGGCAGACGGCGTTGGATCTGCTTCTGGGTGAGCGTGCAACGGCGGTAGTGCCTTTGATCTCGGAGGATTTGGCTAATTTGGGCCAAGGGTCTACGGCCTTGTTTGCTTCAGTAGCTGCTCAGCTCCAAGCACACTTGGGCGTAGCCAACGGTATTGGAAAGTCTGAACGTGGTGGGTATCTGGGTATGGAAGGAACGTTGACCCAGCTCATCGCTCAGGGGAATTCGCTCAACGACACGGACATCGCTATCTCAGGTCAGCAGATTCAGGTTCTCGATGTTGACGGGAATCTGACCTTGCAGCCTGAGTGGGCTTTGGCTGTTGCAGCTGCTGGTATGCGCGCGGGCATGCCTGAAGTGGGTGAGCCACTTACGCACAAATACCTGCGTACGTCTCAGTTGACTCAGGATTCCAGTTGGGATCCGGCTGATCGCACGGATGCGAATCAGCTCATTGCGGCGGGCATTTTGTTCGCAGAGTCGATCCGAGGAAAGGGGACACGTTTCGTACGAGACCTGACGTCGTATGTCCAGGACGATAACCTGGCCTACGCTGAGGGGTCAGTACGAGATGTGGTTCGGTACGTGTCGTACGGATTGCGTACGCTACTGGAAGACAGGTTCACGGGTGTGAAGGCAACTCCAACCAATGCGCAAGGTATCAAGGACACGAGCAGCGAGTTCTTGGAGTTGATGCGCTCGAACAATATCATCGTGGACAGCACCGATGACGACGGGAATTTCGTCAAGGCGTTCCATAACCTTCGCGTTACCATCAGTGGTGACATCGCTACCGTCCGAGTGGGAGTTTTCCCAGTGGTTGGGATCAACTTCCAGCTCAATGATATCTATCTCCAGCTGCCGTCACAGGCTGCCTAACGAGAGAAAGGAAAGGAGAGGAGGACATCATGGCTATTGCGATTCCGGCTCCTGTGGATGCCTTGCTGGCGGCACTACAGGCAGAGCTTCGTCCAAAGACGGATGTAGCAACCAACACATCGTCTTCGCCAACGCCACCATATGCTCGGGGCAATCGAGTGGCAGACTTGCTCAGCTTGCTGACGGGTCTGATCGATGTCTCAGGACTGACGGCAACTGGTGGCACAGCCAACAGTGTGCAGGACACTGGAGCGTTCACGGGGGTCAACAGCCTCGTGGGTGCCAAAGTGACCTTCGTAGGGGACACCACGGCAGCTCTGGCGGGCGTGTACGCCATTGTGGCGTCCAACACAGTCAACGAGCTGGTCTTTGGTGCACAGGTCTACGACGCCTCTGGGAACGTTCTGGGGGCACTCCCAGGGACACCAGCAGCAGGTGACACCTATGGTGTCGAGTACGCTGCAGTGGACACCGAGCTGGCTGTGCTGTCTGGGGGCAAGGGTCTGGGTTCGAGCCAGAGCAACCCCTACAGCGATGGACCCACGATGGCAGGGGCCATGGTCAAGCTGATCGAACTTCTCGGTGGGACGCTGCCCAGCTATCTGGACCCAGCAGCTCCGGAAGCTGAGCCATTTGGCCTACTTAGCCCACATGGTGCTGGCGACGGTCAGTATGGACACGCAGGGGCCACCTTGTTGGCAGATGCCTTGCAGGTGGTGCGCGATACCGTGGCGGCCTACACCGTCCCTGCGTAGCCTTCCCGTAGTTGACTCCCTTTCAGATCTACCCTACGCTCAGATCACCTGCTGCCTAGACTAGGAACAGGTCCAGCAGCCCTTGTGGCTGCTTCTGTCCCGCAACGTACTCTGGAACGGACCAGTCCCCACGGTCCGCCTTCAGTGCGCCCGACCTAGTGAACTGTTCCTTCTAACACCACAAGGAGTGTCATCATGGCAGTGATCCCTCCGGATCAAGCAAACGTAGGTGTCCCACAGGTCTTTTCGGGACCCAGAGCATTGTTCAAGGTGGCCGATACGCCTGTTGCGTACGCCGGCAACGTCTCCGGGGAAGAAACAATCGACTATGAACCCGTTGACGTACTCGATTTGCTGGAAGTGAAGGAACACGTGCCTGTAGCCTACAGAGCGTCTCTCAACGCTCAAGTGTTCCGAGTCATTGGGCAGTCGCTCAAGGCGCTGGGCATCTTCCCACGCATTCAAGATGTGATCACGTCGTCTGCGTTGACTTCGACTATCGAGGATGCTCGACCTGTTGAAGGTGGGCGCAGAGCCATGGCGTTTTTCACAGGTGTGCGTGCCGCAGGCCATACGTGGGACACCACAGCGCGTGGCTTGACCAGCGATAATGTGAATTTCGTCGCCATTCGTGTGGAAGACGAGTCCGAACAGTAGCCCCCTGTTGGGCCATTAGGAGATTGATATGAACCAGCAAGGCAATGTTGCGCCTGCGCAACCCTCTATGGGCGTTCCCATGAACCTGCAAAAGCAATTCTTGGTTCGACACGAGAGTGCGAACGGGCAGGTTTACGAGGGGCAGTTCACCTGCAAGAAGCTTTCGATCAGAGACTACGCTCAAGTCAACGTTCGTAAGATTCAACTCAACGGTGGTTACCACCACGATCCAAGTCATCCTGGTCAAGGAATTGATGAGGATACTGACTGGACGAATCAAATGATCGCTCAGTTGGAAGTGTCGTTGGTGCAACAGCCGCTGTGGTTTGATCTGAACAAAATCTACGATCTTGATTTGTTGTTGAAGGTCTTCAAGGAGGTTGCTCAGTTTGAAAATGAGGTGACCTCCCCTCAGCGAAAAGCCGCTATCAATTCCGGAAGCAGCCAAGCAGATAGCGGCGCAGCGGGTGAACAATCCGGGGCTGCTGGATCTGTTACGGCGGTGGGCCGAGGAGAAGTACAAGCTTCCTTGGACCCATGAGGCGTTGCAGTGTCAGACGATCTTGGAGTTGTTGACAGCGTTTTGGGAGGACTACTACCACGACAATACGATTGAGGCGAAACGGAGACCAGACGGAGAAGTGATGTTCCAGACAGGCGATCCCTACATTGACAAATGGGAGCAAGAACTTGCTCAAGGGATTACACCTGATCTTTTGGAGGACCTACCTTCGTGGCATCGAGAGAAATACGAGAAAGCCAAGAAGCTAGATCAGTCCCTCCAGAAGAAGGCCAAGAATGTCGAGGCTGACTTGGAAGGCTTCTCTGAAACATACACCTCTCCCAGGAGCCCATAGCGATGCCAGCCGCTGAGGAAAAAGTTGTTCTCCAACTTTCGTTGGATCTGAAAGACGCCAAGAAAGAGATGAAGGATTTCCGTAAGGATGTAAAAGGCATCCAGAAGGAAACCATCTCGGCTTCCAAGGATACAGACAAGGCGTGGCGAGATCAGAAGAAGACGCTCGATGAGCTGGCTAAGACCGTCCGCATGCTGGCTCAAGTGACTGTAGAGTCTGAACGAAAACGACAACAGGAAGCAAAAAAGACCACTGACACTTTCAAGAAGCAAGAGGAGTCCCTCAAGAAGCAAGAAGACACGATCAAGAAGATCGGTAAAGAGATGCGTGGCCAGACTCGTGCAGGTGCAGCTGGTGCAGCCGGGGCTGCTACGCCTGAGCAACGACGTCGTGTTGGTTTTGGACGGCGTGCTGTAGGTGCAGGAGTTGGCCTGGTTAGCGGCATCGGTGGTTTCTTCATGGGGGGACTCCAGAGCGGTTTTGGTCAGTACATGGGGTACGGGCAAGCCCAGTTTGGTCTGGCTGGCATGGGGACTCCTCAAGGTCTTCAACGAGGTCTACGAGGTGCCCGTGGAATTGGTGGAGCAGGACTCGGCTACGGCCCCACAGAGACAGTGCAACAGGCAGCTCAGGTTGGTCGTCAAACAGGTTCGATTGGTGCAGTGTACCGTGCGCAGCAGCTTGCACTAGCTGGCGGTGGTATGGGTGTGGGTGAAGCTGCTGGCATCATGGGAGGTTTTCGGGAAGCTGGGATGCGTTTTGGTCTTGGCCGAGAAGCCAGGACTAAAGCAGATCGACGTGAAGATATTCGCATCCAGCGTGAAGCTTCAAAGACGATGGGCAGCCTTATTGAAGGAGGAATGATCTCCGGTCTAGATAAGGCTAAGCTTCCTGAGTATCTCCAATCTGTTTCTCAAGTCGCAGAGGAAGTAGGCGGTCGCCAGTTTGGCAGAGTCAACCTGCGCGGTATAGGTGCTGGTCTTTCGCAGTTGATGGGGGAACTAGGAATCACTCCCAGACGAGCTATGGGAGTGTCCCGGCAGTTTGATCAGATGATTCGTGCTCCAGGTGCTGGAGAAGCTGGCAACGCACTTGTGATGCAGGCTTTTGGATTCGGTAAACCTGGTGGCCAAACCAGCTATTACGATGCTCTCAAGCGTCAGCAGCGTGGTTACTTTGGTGAAGGAGGTCGTCAGAATCTTCAGGATGTCTTTGGTGAAGTCTACAGACAGTACGGTGTCAAAGGTGGTGGCGGTAAGGGACCCGAACAACAAGAAGCCAACATTGTTCTCAGTCAACTTTCTGGATTGACTCTTGATCAAGTCGAATCTCTTGGGGAAGTGCTCAATAGTAACAAGTCCCAAGAAGAGAAGATGAAGAAGATCAAAGAGGCAATGGAGAAAGCTGAACCAATTGAGAAGCAGGCACTGAATGAGTCGAAGAAGGGTTTTGCTGGGATCAAAAAACACGTTGCAGGAATTGAAGGTGCCATGATTGGTCTCGGGGCTAAGTTTGCGCCTGAGATGTTGAAGTTTCAAAAGGCGCAGATTGACGCACTTCAATCCATGGCCCCATTGGTGCGAAGTGGTATGAACCTGTTGGTGAAGCACCTACCAGATCTGGTGATGGCCATCAAAGGCATGACCGACATCCTTCGGAACATTGGAGCTGAGTTTGGATTGACAAAGTCGACCCAAGAGATGGGTGACGTCGAGATGGCTAAGGAGTTGAAGAAGCGGGGAGAGAAGCACTTAGCTGAAGCTGAGAAATCCAAGACGTTTATGGGCATTCGACAGAACATCCAAAAAGCTTCTCGGTTGGATGACTACTTTCGTAACAAGCAAAAAGGCCATTCCCGCGAGGCATGGGAAGACATTTCAGCGGTAACTATGCCGGCGGATGAAAAGAACAGAATTTTGGATCTGGTATCCAAAAAAGCGCGTGTTCGTGGCATGGAGGGTGCTCTATCTGGTGACAAGAAGCTGAAGGGGTACCACCTCGAACAAATCAGATCGATCTTGGATGTTGGAAAGGGCAGAGTAGAACTTCCAGAAAAAGAAGCTAGCAACCGTGCGGACAAGATTCTTCAGATCTTGGTTAAGTATCTGAAGCCTGGCTCCAAACCGACTGCAGCTTTGACCCCGACGCCGGTTCTTCAACAGTATTCGATGTCCAGGCCAGGTGACCCAAGACGGGATTCTGCAGGTCACGATGGAAACATCATTGGTGTTCCTCCGAGTGCAACAGGGGGCAGCAGCCCTGGGAAGACTGCTTAGGTAGTTCATGGCTGAGAGCGAAAAAACCCAGACTGCGGACAACCCTTACGGAGGGCAGACGTTTGATGGCATCAAGCGGCAAAGGACTAGGTGCAAGATCGTTGTGCACTCACATATCAAGTCGGATTCACAAGAGGGGAAGTACATACTCGACCGAGACGTCATCCAGTGCAATACGGGAAAGACGATCAAGGGCGGTGGTGGTGCTTCCTTTGTGCTGGTGCCCCGTCGTAATTATCTCAATCTGATATTTCCCAACGACTATGTGAACATCTATTTTGATCCAGGTGATGGTCGTGGGTTCATCCGTACGTTCTTTGGGCTTGTAGACCGTGTTAATCGGTCTGTGAATACGGATGCTGAGGGTAAAACAACGACTCGGTTTACGATTACGTGCTCCGACTTCACAAAGATCTTTGACAAGACACAGCTCTACTTCAACCCACAGATTGGTCGACGACAGGACGCTATTGGGGATTTCTCGGGCACAGCTAATTTGGGAGGCGTACTCCTTCGGACTAAGGGTGTGACGATCCATGGGTCTCCTGCGGACATTGCGTTGTCGTTGATTGTGGCGACCTATGGCCTTGGGTCCCAATGGCAGCTGCCCGCGACCTACGCATCTGAATCACTGGTGAAAGCGTTCGCCACGGATAACCAGAAGAAACGAATAGAGTGGGCACATGAACGCCTTCCTGATGTTGTTCAGAAAGCGATTAGTGGAAAAACGATCACCAAGTTGGAAGAGGAGATAAACCTAGCTGCGGAGAACAACGCCAAGAACAATGCAGTAAGTGACCATTCTCCAACCCAAGAAGAGATACAGAACGAGAAGAAACGAGAGCTAGAACGCAGAGGTTTGACCAAAGTATTTGAGCTTCTGACTCACACGGAAGCAAAGCAGGCCAAAGAGGTTGAATACAGAGCCACTGCTGAAGCAGCTCATATCTTGGATCTCATCGATCTCCGTCATATTGAATGGAAGACTATCGATGGGTACACCCACTCGCAGTCTATTTGGCAGTCTGAGGGCTCTGTTTGGTCGGTGATCAATGCCAACTCGAATGAGTTTGTCAATGAGTTGTTCTGCGACCTGAGACCATTGCAGGATGAACCCACAGCGAGTGGTGCGGCTTCAGGTGGCAAGCAAGAGCGGGGGGTTTCGTCAGGGCCTTACGATACGGATCGTGACGAGCTGGGGGAGAACACTGGTGCAGTACGTTATG